AATCCGCCGCAAGGGATCACTCGACTAGACAAAATAAAAAGTCTCTTATATCCTGATGCGGCTTTATTGAGTCCAGGGACGGACACTCAACGATCTAAACCAGGAGGACCAGAATGCCCGAACGCCATGGACGGCGCGTCTTTCTCGTTAGCTTGATCTTCGTGCTAACAAGTGCGGCTGCTGCGGAGTCGCCTACCCCCGAAGCGAAGAAAGGAGAGACGGAAAAGAAGCGCGATTCACGCCCCGAAGAGGCGATGCCGATGTTCGGCAGCGCCAAGGAAGTCCCGGAATCACCGATCGACGTTCGCTTGCTCGAACGCCGCGAATCGGGCTGGGACGTGGCCGAAACCGACCACTTCCGCATTTTTCACCTCAATCGGCCCAATTTGGCCCGCAAGGCTGCCGTTGCCGCCGAACGGGCGCGATCGGCCGCCTATCGTAAATGGTTCACTGATTCGTGTCCCGACTGGGATCGCCGCGGCGAGGTCCTGATTTACCCGACCGCGCGCGATTACAGCGCAGGTTCCGGGGCCCCGCCCCAATCGCCCGGACACTCGGAGCTTCAGGTCGAGGGAGGTTCCGTGGTTCTTCGCCGAATCCACCTCCATGCCGACGATCAAGGCATGCTCACCGCAGTTCTGCCCCACGAAGTCACTCACACGGTTCTTGCCGGTCAGTTCGGCGACAAGCCTCCGCCGCGTTGGGCCGACGAGGGGATGGCGGTTCTCGATGAACCGCAAGAACGCATCGACCGCCATTTGCGCACGCTGCCCCGTCAGCGCGACGCCGGACAACTCTATAGCGCGAAGGACCTGATCAGCCTTGCCGACTATCCTGAGCCGCGCCGCATCGCCGCATTCTACGCGCAGAGCGTCTCGCTCACCGAATTCCTCGCCAAGTCCAAAGGCCCGCGCGAATTGGCTCGTTTCGTGAAGGACGGCCAGTGCGATGGGTATGAAACGGCCCTGAAACGACACTACGGCTGGACATTCGAGGAACTGGAACAACGCTGGCGGAAGCATGCGTTCAGCGAGTAGAATCCTTCATGCTCCCGCCTCCCCCGAGTACGGCGGCGGGAGCTAAAGGAATTGTTCGTGAAATCCCACACCGAACACCTGACGCTTAACCTGCCCACCCAAATCGGGTTCGTCAACCTCACCCCCCAAGTCGAGGCCGCCGTCAAGAAAAGCGGCGTGCAAGAGGGCATCGTCCTCGTCAAAACGACGCAGATTTCATCACTTCGTCCAAAAGCTCGTTTTGCATGGGTGCCCACGATGGTTCCCAGTCGGAATCGACCGGGACCGGATCGCGGTGGACCTTGCCGTTCATGGTGAAGTTCAACCGCCCGACGATCCTGAAGCGCCATTCCTTGCGCCGTTTCTTCTCCATGCCGTCAATCCAGCTGATATAGACTCCGTGGCGCTTGCCGTCGGCGGTCTTGCCCGTGAAAACCATCTGGACCAGCTTTCTCTTTTCCGTCCACGTCATCTTGTCAAAATGCCAGTTGGCGACGGCTATGGTCGCAGCCCGGACGATCCTGTCGGCTGCTTCCTTCACTTCCCGCGCGCTGGGGATGTTCTCCAGCAATTGCGCCAGCTTGTCGAGTTCCAGGGCGAGGGTTTGCTCCCTCGCTCTGAGCTTGACCATTTTCTCCTTGGCTTCCTTCTTGCCGATGGTGTCCTCCGCGATGGCGTCGATGACCCGTTCTTTCTGGTTGGCAATTCGCGCCTTGTCCGCTTCAAGGCGCTGTTGTTGATGGCGGGCTTGTTCGAGCTTCTCCTTGTTCGGCGTGGCCTCGTCGATGGCTTGTTGAACCTTGGCGGGGTTGCCGAACACGTCAAAGAGAGTCTCCATGATGACGCGCTCCAGTGCGTCCGCTTCCACCCAGGAACGCGGGCGATTCGAGTCCTCGCACATGTGGTGATGGCGATAATAGCGGTGGTTGCGCTGGTCGGTCTGGCCCGTGAGTGCGCGGTTGCAATGGGCGCAGAACACGGCATGACTCAAGAGGTATTTGTTTTTCAGCTGGTCGCGGTTGATGGTCTTGTTGGCCTGCGCTTTGGCGCGGATGGCGGCGATGGTCTCATCGTCCAACAGACGCGGGACGGCAATTTCAATCTCTTCGTCGATGTCCAGTTCTTCGCAGCGCACGCGCTGGGTCCATGTGGGTCCGCAGCGCTGGGTCAGCACCTTGTGCAAGAATGCGTGATTGATGCCGACTTCCTTGGCGACTTTGGAGAGAGGGTGCCCGGAGAGGTAGCGCCGTGCCGCGTGCTTGACGATGGCGTGCTTGTCCGGGTCGATGGACCATGTGCGGGTGTGCTTGTCCCAGACCCGGGCGAACGGCCGTCTGGGTCCCGTGGGCGCGCCCTGTTCACGGGCCTTGTGAATCTTGCCGCGCTTGGTGCGTTCGAGGATGGAGAGGCGCTCCGATTCGGCCATGCCCGCGTCCACGAAGTTTGTCAATGTGCGCCGTCTGTCGCGGGTGTCGAAACGTCCCTTCGTGTCAACGACATCGACGCCGAAGTCTCGTTTGAGAGTCTTGGCGCTGTTCAAGATGTCGAGACCATCGCGGCCAAAACGTGACATGTCCCAGACCACGATAACGTCGAAGCGGTTGTTGGCCGCATCGCGCATCATCTGTTGAAAATCATCCCTGCCCGCGATCTTCGCCCCGGACTTGCACTCATCGACATAAAAGCGGGTGAGGGTCCAGTTCTGACTTTTGACGAAATGGGTGATGTCGTCTTTCTGGTTCGGGATCGAGGTATTGTCGCGCTGGGTCTCGCCACTCGTGCGGCCGTAGCCTACCGCGCGGAGATGTTCGCCGTTCGTTTCAGACATTTGCGGCCTTTCGTTTGTATGAGGCGGGGCGAGGTCCTCATCATGACAGCGAACAGGGGTTGCCGCCTAGGGCGGATCAAGACGCCTTCTTGCGTTTCTCTAGTCCGCGTACCTTTCCGTTCGGTCTCCATCTGCTGCGGACGCATTCCCGCGCCTCTTCTTCCGTGGCGAACGATTTCCACTCTGTCCCACGGCCCGTCTCAACGCCTAGAAAGAATGCGTCCATCTCCGCCTTCGTCTGGAATTCGTGGTAGCTCACCATTTCGCTGATCTCGTCCTTGGTGAAGATGTCAATATCGTCCCACTCCGCTCCCCAGACGAACCAGAAACGAAACTTCGCCTTCTTCTTTGTGCCTCTCGTCGCTTGCATGTAAACCGCCCTCCAACAAAACAAAGTGATGCGACCGGCAACAGCGCTGGCCGCCTATTAAGACTATACTCCGGCCGCTGGCGGTAAAATCGGCGCGGAGAGGCGGAAATTTTAGAATCTTTGTTCAGTTAGGCGCTGATGTCACACCCCGGCAAAGTCCGCGATGTCAGCCCACAACCGGCGCAGGAAGCGGGCGAGGACCCGGCGACGCACGGGCTGGCGCGTGATGTCCTTCGCCGGGACCGGGGTGAGTCGCATCACTTGCGACTCGTCCTTGACGGTGGCGATGTGAAGGGGCATACGGCAGCGCGGGCAGAAGAAGATGCGGCCGAAGAGTTCATCGGCGGCGCGCAGGTTCTTGCGGCAGGACGGACAGACGAAATGCAACATGGTTTTCCACGGGGAATGATTCGGCAGGGGATGATTCAATTATACTTCGGGGGTGTCATTGCTTGCCGCCTCTTAGTTTCAACCTCTGTTCGATGAGGTATTGAACATGCTTATTGACGCTGCGGTATGACCGCCGGGCATCGCGTTTCAACTCGTCCAAGAGGCTTGTGGGGAGACGAACTATGATTGCCGTCTTGTTAGTTTTCATGAGAACAGCATAACAGGATTGCGATAGGATTGCAAAGAGATTGAGAAATGCTAGCAAAGGGATGGGTGGAGATTTTGCGGTGGATAAATCCCAGTCGAGGGCAGCGGTAGGGGTGTCAAACACATAGTTGTCGGCCAGTTAGCCCGTCTGTCTGGGATGGTCATTGCCGTTGCGCACTTCGTTTCTGGCGGGCGTTCGGACCCGCAAACGACACAACCCCCGCCGATCCGACCGGCGAGGGTTGTGCGCTGAGTGCGAATGATTAGTTACGCGGCGGTCTCGCACAGCTTCAAGAACCGATGCACATAGACCGCGTTCCATTCCTTGCCGCGAGCGGTGAAGATGCTGTCTTTGTTCAGACGATCCGCAATCTCTTCCAACGTCATGCCCTCGTCGCGGTAGGCTAGAACAACCGGGCATAACTCCGCGTGCAGCTTGCGTGCATTCTCCTGCCTCGTCTTGACGGACCTCGCCAGTGCCTTGCGCGATCCCGCCAGTTGTGCCTCGCGCCGGGTCCGATCCGTCTTGCCGCTGCCGTGACATGCGATGCAAGCGGCCTTCTTGTCTTTGTCGTTGTGACATTCCGGGCAATTGATCTTCTTGTCCCAGTAGCCCGGCTTTGTGGATTCTTTGGTCTTGTCGCTCATTGCCAGACCGTCCTTGGTGCGTTCGCTGATCCGCTTGCGCTCCCACTGCGCGATCGCGGCGTAAATGTGGATGGTCAGTTCCGTGGCCTCCGGCATGTCGCAACAAACGAACTTGACCTTGCTCTCCTGCAACTGAGCGAGAAAGAGGACATTGCGTGAGAGGCGGTCCAGTTTGGCGACAATGAGGGTAGCGTTGGCGCGGCGAGCGTGCATCAGCGCCTTTTGCAGTTCCGGCCGGTTGTTGTTCTTGCCGCTTTCGACTTCGCGGTAGGTTTTGATCAGAGTGCCGCGCGTGCGCTCCATGTGAGCGCCGATGTCCCTATTCTGCGCTTCCAGACCGAGACCGGACTCGCCTTGCGACTTGGTTGAAACCCGCACATAGCCGATGAACTTCTCCACGTCTTGAACTCCGTCAGAGTGTGATTTGATCCCCATGTAGGTATCTTACACTATGCGTTGACGGTCGTCAATTCATGAAGTAAGTAAAATCGCGGAATTCCGCCGATATTTCACAATGCTCGGAAATGACCGGACGATCATCGGGCCGTTGTGAGGCTAGATCGGCCCGTGGCGAGGCACTGGCGCAATCTGGCGGGCATTTGAAACGAAGAGGGGCGAGGTGCCACGGACCCGCAACACCTCGCCCCGCGCTCTCAAGATGGGTTCTCTCACGTTCAACGGCTGAGCGCTCACCACTGTCGGTTCACCCGTGTTGACCGGCTGGCGGTTGCTTGCTCGCGCCGACGTTGGTTGCATCATGCTGCGCAACGGCGTCGAACACATCTTGTTGAGGACCCGGCAGCGCCTCAACTTGCTTCGGCGGTTGTTGTTCTAACTCGTCTTGACGCGCAAGTAGTTCTTCAATGATCCGTTCGCGCATTTCGGCAGTGCGCGCTGCAATCTGTTGAAACAAGTTGAGATGCACAATCGGCGGTTGCACTGGTTCTGCCTTGTCTAAACCTAGTGCCGCTCTTTGTATGTCGGTGCCCGCTCGCGCCAATGCAACAACTTCGCGCGGACCGATGCGGCGCACAAACCGCTTACTGCGCAATTTGCGCTCACTCACCTCGACCGCCAGACCGCCAAGTTCGGCATGTTTTTGTAGTGCCGCTTTGCGCGCAGCTTGCAACACTGCCACTCTTCCGCAACTTGTGATTCATCGAAAGCGGTTGCGCGTTCTTTCCAGCGCCAACGAGCGAAAGCGGTGGACCAGGAACCGGGGCAGCGTGTCCTCGGCTGACTACTTTTGCCCCTTTTCTGCTTTTTTCCTCCAACCACTGCTTTACTCGCTAGCTCGTGATTGAACACGCCCAGCAATGTGCGCTGCGGTCCGGCGAGGCGGTATTGTTCAAACCTGTGAAACCATCTCATCGGTTCGTTGGGTTGGCGGTCCCAAGGAACGACTGTTGTTATATCGGCTGTTGTTCAGATTGTTGTGTCGAGTGCGGTGTTGTTATTGTTGTGTGTCACCATTTCTTTCTCTCCGTTCCAGTTGTTTGAGCGAGTGTTTCAGTTCGTCGAGGCGTTGTCGGATCAGTTCTATCTCTTCTTCCGTGCGTTGTTGCAGGGGGCGGTTCGTGAGGCTGGCGGCCAGTTCGCGTAATTGCTCGTCGTTGAACTGGGCGCTCAGGCTGTCGAGCAATTGTTGCACTTCGCGTTGGAGGTCCTCGTCGTCCATGTTAGTTTCTTTCGTGCGTGTTGGGAAGCGTTTCGACCAGTCGAGGTCTTGCTCAACTTGTGGCTTGCTGTCCGTTAGTTTGTTCTCCATTCGCGGCGGTCTCCTTGGGTTTGTTGTGCAAATGCCCCAACAGCATGAGCAAGTGATGAACACTATTTGAGCGGCCTTCGTAAGTTGTGCCGTTGACCGTGGGGGTGCCCGTCCATTCGAGATTGGCCTCGTCGAACGTCGCGTTGAACGCCGACTTGTCCGGCAAGCGCTTGCCCGTCATCCCCCGCACTTCAGCGCCGTATTTCGCCCTCTCCAGCGCGGACTTCAACTTGCGTTTGCGTCGCTCGCGCCAGTTCCCTTTGGCTTCTTTGACGGCGGCTCCCATGCGGCATTGGGCGCAGGGTTTCGACCAGCAAGGAGCGTGCCCGCACGGATGGAGTTTCTTCGGCTCCTTCGGCGTCTTGGGTTTGATGGTCTTGGGTTTTTGCTTCGTGCCCGGTCTGTTCCTGTTCATGATCCGCATTGTGTTAGGTCCTCCAAGTTGTGAGTGGGCGATAGCGTCGATTCTCAATCAAGTAAGTCCACGTCGCCGAAGAGGCGGTAGTTGAGTATCGACTCCCATTTGCCGTCCGAGTCCAGATGATACGAAGTGTCGATGTACTTCCCGGCGAATGTGACGATGTGCAGACATTCTTTGTCGATCCTCTTGAACAGCTTGATGCAAGCCGTCATATCGCAACAATTTCTCTTCGGAAAGAGGGCAACGCCGGTGTGCTTCTCGGCGTCATAGTAGATCGAGCGCAGATAACACTTCAGACCGGGGTGCCACTGGCAGCCGTCGCGGGTCTCGGCGGCGAACACCTTCATCATCTTGCGCAGTTCGGAGCGCGGGACTCGTCGTTGAATCAAGTTCGTCGGCAAGGTAGCGATCATGGCGTTCTCCTGATGGTTGTGAACGGGCGAGTTTAGTTTCATGTCAATGCGGCGCGGGCGGCTTGCGCCGGGTGTACGGCGAATTAACTTTGATGGTCAAAAATCAGCGCTCGCGCCGTGAACTATACGGCCGAGTGTCAAGTTCAAGAACGCAACCTCCGAGGGCACTCTTGCGTCCTTGCACAAATTAGTATACATTCTCTCTCTCTCTTCTCTTAGTATTAGATCAAGGACGCAAAAATCCGTTTGCGTCCTTGAAACCTCGTTTTTCCGAAGAAAACCTCAAACTTTGGTCAAGGACGCAAGAACGCAAGGGTGCCCTGTGCCGTTGCGTTCTTGACTCCCGGAGCTTGCGCACAAGCGGTTTCAAGGACGCAAACGGATTTTTGCGTCCTTGACCATCGGGAGCCTATTGTTGCGCTGTTGCATCGCCCCGGTAGACTTCCCAACCGTTCTTTGTTTTCCGCGACAGGACACAGGCCATTTTCTTGGCGGTGTCGTAGGTGCGCCCGCTGATCCTGCATTCCGCCCTAACTTTTTCTTCACATTGATCCGCATCCATAGTTTTGCCGTCCTCCGTCAACTCCAGCAACATCTCAACGGCTTCGTCGCACTTGGTAGGCCGTCTGCCCGGCAACCCGGCTGCCGCCGAGATTGCATTGGCGGAAGTCTCGCACGGTCCGATCCATTCCACCTTGGACGTTTTGATGCGCAGGTTCTTGCCGCGCACTTCGCCCGGTGCGAACACTTCTTCTTCGATGATGGCGTACCGAAACGACGGCGCTTTCCGCGCAATGTTGCATTTGCTCACCGCCAGCGTCGCCGGTTCCTTCGGACCGATCCGGCCGACGACGTGCTGTAAGCGACATACCGCCGTCCACGCTTGCGAGCCAAGGCCGCGATGAATCGCTCCCGTTGCATCCTTGCGGAAGTGGCGGATCAGGGCAGTTGATGCGTCGCAACTTCGGGTAGCATCAAGTAGCGGGTTCAGGAAGTCCCGCACATGACTCTCAGTGTTCGCGTCGATCTTCTCCGTACCAAGGAATGCCAAGATCGGGTCGATGATCACGAGGCGAATTCTGTAATCGCGCATTTGTCCGGTAATCATCTCAATGTCGCGCGGAAACCTAATGTCGTCCTTCGGAGGCTTGATAATTCTCTTGAGGTCCGCCTTGGCTGCCATGAGTCGCGGGACGATGGTGTGTTCCCAAGAATCCTCTTTGCTGAGGATCAAGACATTGCGCGGTCTCTCCTCCGCTCTATCGGTGGCTTCGGGCGGCATGTCCCGTCCTTGCGTTACGCGGGCGGCAACGTCTATGAGCAGCTGACTTTTGCCTTCTCCCGGTAGACCATCCAGCATTGATATTTCACCGCGAGCCAAAAAGCCGGGCCACAACCAGCGCACGAGTTTAGGCTTGATGTCCGCCGCTGTAATAGCTTCGGCGTGGGAGAGAGTGATAGGCTCAAAGTTTTCAATCAACTTGATTACTTCATCCGTCTTGCCGTTGACGCCCTCACCTCTGATGCCCATTTTGTAGAGTTGCTCGCGGCGGAAGAGTCTTGGGGTTATCGCCGCTAGATGTTCGGTGTCCAACTTATCTTTCATCTCCGCCTCAACCCTGAGACTGCGGCGGAGTCTTGTGAGCGCTTTCTCCAAGCCTTCATTCTCGCCGTGCTTCTCAAAGTAATGGCGGGAATAATCCTCAATCGCGCGGAAGCGCGGGCACTTCTTATAAAGCTTCCAGTAATCGACCATCCATCCGATGATCAATCCGAGGGTGCCCATAGGGAGTTTTTTCGGGTCCCAGGTCTCCGCGACTCGCTTGAGTAGGACGGGATCGGTGGCTAAACCGATGAGGGTTCTCCGCTCGTCTTTGCTGTCGGTCGATTGAATCTCTTTCATGGTGTGACCTTTCTGTACTCGGCTTGCCCGGCCGCGTGGTACAGACACGGGCCGGGCTGCCGAAAGGTTGAGAAACGATGAGAGGTTTGCGCAGCCGTCTCATTTCGTTGCAATGATTATAACCTCGCCGATCCCGGCGGAAAGTAAGGCGGACCTAACAAATTCCTAATTCACAAACTAACGGCGAAGTAAGCGGTCATTCCTCAACCGTCATTTAACCGCTCATTACTTCGCGGTTGTTGAACTCACGGCGCGACTCTGTTAATAAAGACGGTCGCGGATCAATCATCGACCCGCGACCGCCTCCCGGCTTCCCTGCCGGGCCAACAAGAGATTCAACTTGTCCGATCGCTCCCCAGTTCCGAAAGGTCGAGGACGGGAACCGGGGCTAGCCCCACTTACTGGGCGTTCGTACACCAAACCCTTCAGTTTAGGGGCCGCCAAAGGATCAACCCGGCTTCCAATGCCAATTCGTATACTGCCGGGGTGCCCTTTCGAGGCTTGGCGGACGATGCCATGCGATCCGGTCGCGGATCGGCCGCGATCCCGGACCGCAGAAAACCGGCAGGGCTGCCCGGAGGATGTCGAGGCTAGCCCTGCCGTCGCCGGGTCCAACCCGACTTCAGCGCCACCGCCGTTGAATCGTCGGCGCTGCATTCTCAAAAACGCTCTCGGCCGCATCACGGAGGGACCGGGAGCGTTCGCCCGCGCCAAGCATCGCGGACTTCGACCGAGAGCGAGGCCACGGACTCGGCCGCATTTTCAAAGGGGCAAGGGCAAACGCTCGCGGTCCGTGGTTCACTCGCGGACTTCGGCTGCCCTTGCCCGGCACGTGCCTTGCTTCAACCGGCGGCCGGCTCACCCGGTCGGAAGATCGACCAAGAACCAACCCGCCGCCGCCCGCGTCAGACTTCACGGACTTCATCGCGAGGCGAGGCCGTGCTCGCTGTGCGTTTTCGGGGCGCGCCCCCGGTCAAAGGACGAGGCGCGGCGGTTGGAACGATTCCTGGCACCCGATCAGCTCAATCCGTTGCTCTTTGCCGGGCGCAGCTTGTACCTGGTGCCCGACGGCCCGGCCGCCGAGCCGGGCTATGGCGTCTTGCGTTTAGCCCTGGCCCAGCG